CAGTAGCAACAAGTGTTTTTGACGCAGGAATTGCTGTGCCATTGATTGTTGTACTCCAAGATGAAGTAGTTCCATCCGTTGTTAAAGCCTTACCTGAGTTGCCAGTCTGGCTTGGTACTACATACGTTGTTGAGTCTGTAGCAACCAAAGTCTTAGATGACGGAATTGTTGTTCCGTTGATGCTAGTAGCAGTAGCCACACCTAGCACTGGAGTAACCAGTGTTGGGCTTGTATTCATTACAAAAGTGGAACCAGTACCAGTCTGAGAAGCAACGCTAGTTGCAGAACCTACAGATGTGATAGGACCAGTTAGATTGCTAGGTGCAAGAACTGTGTTATCTAAATAATATTTAGTTACTGCATCTTGTGCATTGGTTGGGTCTCCAAGGCCTGTAATCTTGTTGGTGCCCATTGCAATAGCACCAGTCATAGTGCCACCTGCTAGTGGCAACTTAGTTGCTAGGCTGTTAGTTACAGTAGTAGCAAAGTTGGCGTCATCGCCAAGGGCTGCTGCTAACTCATCAAGAGTATCTAGTGCACCAGGTGCTGCTGCAATTAAGTCAGCAATCTCTGTCTGCACATAGGCAGTAGTTGCCACCTGAGTAGTGTTGGTATTGGCTGCTGCGGTTGGAGCAGTAGGTACACCAGTCAACGCTGGGCTGGCCAGCGGAGCGTAAGTAGATGCTGCTGTAGATGTGGCTAACTTAGAATCAATCTGAGTCTGAATGGCAGAAGTAACGCCATTGACATAACCAATTTCAGTTGCATCAACAGTAGAAGATATACCTAACTTAGACCAGTCAATAGCAGCAGATGCATTGATGTCTGCATTAGTTACTGAGTTAGCAAGGTTTAATTTGCTGTAAGCAATCTGAGCAGATGAGTTAACGTCAGCGTTAACGATTGCGCCAGTACCAATAACTGTTGTTAGGTTTACATTGCCAGTACCATCAAAGGTAACTCCGCTTGCTTCTACATCTCCAGTCAACTGGAATGTACGACCAGTAGCAAGGGCTGTGGCTGTAGCAGCATTACCTGTTGTAGAACCTGATGAGCCAGATACATTACCAGTTACGTTACCAGTTAGGTTACCTGTAAATGTACCTGCGATAGCACCTGTACCAGTAATGGTTGGGCTAGAAAGTGTTGGACTTGTGCCGAATACTGCAGCACCTGTGCCTGTTTCATCTGTCAACGCACCACGAAGGTTTGTGCTGGATGGAGTAGCAAGGAATGTGGCTACACCTGAACCTAAACCAGAGACACCAGTTGAGATTGGTAGACCAGTAGCATTGGTAAGAGTTCCAGATGCTGGAGTTCCAAGTGCTGGAGTTGTTAAAGTTGGTGAAGTAAGAGTTTTGTTGGTTAGTGTCTGAGTATCTGTAGTACCCACCACAGCACCTGTAACACCGTGAACACCAGTAGATGCTTCAATATGAGTATTGGCTTCACGGTAATCACGACCTACTGCCATGTGGCGAACTACTGCACCAGCAGAGTGAGCCTGTCCAGATGAACCATCAATGCCACGGGTAATGGTTAGTGTATTTGTACTAACCGCCGTGACATCTACAATTTCTTCAAGGGCTGTGTCTGGGTCAATGACAACTGTAAAGGTTTCGCCTGCTGAAATGGTAACACCACCAAGTAGCGCAGAACCTGATACTACAGTTGCACTTGTACCAGATGAGGTAAGTGCTCCAGTCAGCGTAGTTTGCTGAGAGCGGGATGAGTATTTTCTAGTTGTCATTTATTAACCTATCGGCTGAAGTGGACACGAATTGGATACTGTTGTTGTTGCGCTTGAGTTTCCTCATTAAGACGCTGTGTATAAAGTGCATACAATTGCTTGGTTGCATTTTGTGATGAACCAAATGGACGTTTGCTATCAATCTCATCAGCCTGTGGACTAACTTGTGCAGCACGGGCTGGGTCAAGAAATGTAAGCAAACGATACGCTGCGCCAAGAATTACAATATCTCGACAAGATTCTGGTAAACCAGTTTGAGTAGCAAAAGATGTTTCTGCTGATGTGCTAAGGGTTGTTGGAGCCTTAGCGTAAGTAACCTTAACTGTGCGACCAGAAATAATCGGGTCTCCAATAGTTACAGTTTGTGCAGTAGCACCCCAAGTTGTAGCATCTGGATTAGAGTCCCAATCCCAACGCTTAACACGAATCCATTCTTGTGATGGACCAATTGACTGCCAATGCATTGTCAAAATATTTTGAATATCAAGACCAGTTAAAGCATAAGTACTTACTGCTGAATTATATGTAAATGTAGTTTGACCTACAGAAAAAATAGTTGAGCCAATTGCACGAATAGTATCTTGGATGGCACGCTTAACTGCAAACCGTGGAAATGTTGGAGCAATTGTTACTTTAGAACCAACAGCATGTGCTGCAGTTGTTGTTCCTAAATAGCCACGGCCATAAGGAGAGATAGTTGCTGTGCTGGCTACACGGTCAAATGAATCTGCCCATAGTAATTCATCATCAATTTCAAGTATACCTTTACCTACATTTTCAGTAGAACCAAGGCTAAGAATAATAGGAGTTGCAATAGTAGATGCAGTTGCTGTTACCGCACCAGTAAGATGTGTAGCGCGGTCTTGCTGCAAGGTATAGCCAGCAAGATTAATAAGCACTTCATCTGTTAAAGCGTCAAGCGTTACTGTCATTATAGAGTCCTTAATGCGTCAACCGCAGATTTACCAGTAGTGCCAGCAAGTTCATTACATACACCATTTAAGTCTTTGAAAGCAGATGGTTGTCGTGCTGCACTAACTTTGTAGTTAAGAGCACCAATCAACCCTTTGCCAGTAGTACCAGCCCAAGCATTAGCAGCACCCTGCTCATCTTTAAACGTAGTACGGGCAGGATAGGTACCGCCATTAGCCAACCTATTTAACTCTGCACATAATGTGCTGCCTTCTGTACCTGGCATTTCTTACCTCTTTCGATGATGTTTTGGTAATATCAAATTAGATGGCTTTTCTACTGCACCAAAGAATGCTTTGTAGTAATGCTCATCAAATGAAAATCTTTTCATGTGTGGAACTGTTGCTCCTGTATGGCACCAGACTGGAACTTCTGCTTTATCACATACTGCAAAGAAGTAAATGTCTTCACCCATAAATGTATTGCCAACGCCTACCTCTGTAAAAAATGGGGCATCTGGCAAAACTTCTTTAATCTTAGTAACTGCATTACGGTGCATAAGGACAAACCCCATACCAGCAGCGCCTACTTGAATAAACTTATTATCAGGTAGCGGATGTATCCGTTGGATACCTACTACGCCATTTGCTTCGCCAAACTCGTATACCGTAGGCATAGGAATCATAAGCGGGTCTTCTGGATTATCAGTAGTAAAGTAAACACCAGTAACAATAGGACGCTTATTTGCGTCCTTATTATCCCACAGCAGTTTAAACTTATCAACGCTAATAACTACATCTGAGTCTACCCATAGTAGCCAGTCTGACTTATTTTCGTTATACCAGTAATTAATTACTTTTTCACGCTGACGGGCAATCTGGTTGCCCTGACTGCGTAGTGAGGTTTCAAACTTAACACCTGACTTAAGTAGTACATCTACTACGCCCTGCATAAACTTGCCATCTACATTGCCGTTATCGCACCAAGCAATAGATATTGTTTCTTGCATTGTCCCCTACCTTTGTTATTTACTTCTTTTGGCTGCTGCGTTATCTACAAGATTTGGATAAGGCCGTCCTGCTGCTTTAGCACGGGCTTTAGCCTTAGCCTTTTGTGCTGGTGTAAGTGGCGTTGATTTCTTCTTTGGGTTCTTCTTATCCCAGAATGCTTTCTTCTTCACCACTTCACCTTGTCTGCCCAGTATGCTGCTGACATTTTGCCTTTGGCAATGTTCTTAGCATGACGCGCTTTAAAAGACTTCTGACGTGCTGTTGGCTTTTTATCACCAGTAACCCCCTGCTGACCAAAGCGAATAGTCTTAACCTTATCGCCTTCTTTAGCCACAACTACGTGTGACTTTTTTGGATGATTTGGTGTGCGCTTAGGCTTGTTAAAGCCTGACACTCCTGCTCGCTTTAGTCTAGGGTCTGTCATTATCGTGTACCTTTTCCGCCACTCCAACCAGGAATTGCAGTAACATCATACTTATATTTTTCCATTAATTTTAAGAATGCCTTATCTTCTGGAGATAGGTTCTTCATGCGTTGTTCACGTTGCATTGCTTGACGTCGTGCTTCATCAGCACTAGAAGCAACACCAGTTTTTTTCTTAGGAGCAGCCATTTTATTTTTTCTTACCCATCTTCTTCATAGCCTTTTTTACTGGCTTACCAGTCTTCTTAGCCTCGGCTAACGCCATTGCCTTACCTTTTGCTGTGTATGGAAACTCTTTCTTTCCTACTTTTGGCATTACTTCTTTTTGCCCATCTTCTTTGCAGCCTTCTTAACAACTTTCTTCTTTGCCATCTTCATCATCATGGCTTTTTCTTCCATTGACTCAGCCTTCTTGTACATCTTTCCAGCCTTGCCAGTCATCTTCTTACCCATCATGTTAGACTCCTATTTCCTTTAGTACTTCGGCGGTTTTTTTATTTATGTCTTTTGTTTTTGGCATAGTTTCTGCATTGTAGGCTTTACCTAAAGTTTCCGATGCGTTATACGCTGCCTCAACATCTGACATTCTTGTTCCTGCTGGTTGCATACCTTGGGCACGTGCATCCCTGTATGCCTGTAGTTCTGCATTCCATTTCTTATCAGGAATATCTCTGGCTGCATCTCCAACTCCTAGTTCAAGGGTAGAGATTTTGCAGCCAAAACATCCTTCAACATACTCTGGATGCGTTTGTTTTTTATGTAGACTCATATTGCCGTAAAGTTATCCTCTGTGACTCCGATGCCACCAGCAATAAGAGCAGCCTTAGTTGCTTCAGAAACAACATGGTTTCTTCCGCCAAGGTAGATTTCTTGATAGTCATCTAACTGGCTATCCAATAAATATCGTGTAGTTGAATATGTTCCACTGCTTTTAACAACCGTCAATCCTTTATCCAACTTATAAAAATGAAACAGACGATGCCCACCTGCTGGTCCTTCACGGACAGTTGGTGTTTTGAATACGTACTCTGTCATTCGTCCTCCTTAATGGACTTACTGATGAGGCTAGGTTTCCCTAGCCCCACCCGTCAATCAACTAAGCGATTGATGAACCTGATTCGATTCGGTATAGTGCCTCTTCGCGGTAGCGAGCAAAGCCAAGTACGCCGTACCAACCCATTGGGCGATGACGCATTAACTTGTCTACTACTGGTCCGATTACTACGTGTGGCTCTTCTGCCACTGCTTCAGCCATTGCCTGTTGTCCAGCAATGATTGTACGATAGTTACGAGCAGATGATGCTCCGTCTGTAGCATTGTATAGACGTGGTGACTCTACGAAGTATGCACCTTCGTATGTTCCGATTTCACCAGCCCAGATGCGGTCCTGTGCAGAACCGTACTGATTTGGTAGAAGCCATCCTGCTGAACCTGTTTCTGCACGAAGGTCGTGTGAAACTTCTGGGTGGATACCAGCCCAGTATAGAGAACCCTTACGGGCGATAGCCTTACCAGCACGCAACTTAGCAACAGCCTTGCGGATGTTTGCTGAAGAAAGTGTTGCTGCTGCTGTAATTGTGGCTGTTGAAGTAGCAGTTGCACCTGCGTAGATTACATTTGAACCACCGCGCAATGTTGTCATTGCTACTGAGTCAATAGAATCTGCAAGGTTAAATGCAATGATGTTAGCGATTGCTGGGTCTACATCTGCTAGAGAAAATAGTTCCAACGCACGTGTTACAAGTACTGAGTTACCATACTCGTTAAGAGTAATAGTTACAGATGTTGGTGTAGACAGTGCTACTGCATCTGGGTCAGCATCTTCTGTGAGAGCAGTTGTTGCTGCTGAAAGGTCAACGTACTTCTGTAGAACTACAGTTGAACCTGGAATTGCCTGGCGTGCAGGACGCTTATCTGCGACAGAACGAATAAGTGGTTCTGAGCGGAGAGCGAACTCTAGAAGGCGGTCATACGCCTTTTGTACTAGACCTGCTGCGCCAACTGTACCTCCAAGAGTAGAGGAACCTGTTGATGTAAAGGCATTAGCCATGAGTTGTCACCTCCAAGTGACTAGGAGCGGAAAATTATTGAGAGCGAAGGAATGCAATTAGTTCTTCTTGAGAGTTAAACTCTCCGCCCAAACGTGCTTCCAAATCCTCTGCTCTTGATGGAGTCCCCGCATTTTGTGTGATGATGTCCTGCTGACGTAATGTCGCACGGTCTACATCAGTAATGCTTTGTTCCTGTGCATCACGGGTATATCCAAACAAGTCTCCGTTATCATCGAGCCAGTTCATAACTGTCTCCTCGTTAACTTCTTCTAAGTCCTTTAGGATAATTCGTGCTGCTTTAGGATTGACTCCCTTTTGTTCTAAGACTTCTTTGACGGTTCGCTCACGCTGCACCTTGGATAAACCCTCAAGTTGCTCAGTGAGTTCCTTGATACGCTTCTCATCTGCACGCTTGGCTTTGCGTAACTTTTTTACTAAGTCATCGCCACCAAGTTGCTGGTCGGTATCTAGTTCGTCGTCTTCGTCATCCCAGTAATTGTTGCTCATAGCAACCACCCTTCTATTCGTTGTTAGTCGCAGACCACAGTTCAGTTCGGGGAAACTGGCTGGCTTCTGCTATCGGTCTTATACACTGCACGGGGCCGATAGGTCCGTGTCAGGAAGTTAGAATGTGTTTCTTGCTGCTGACTTAAGAGATACTTTGCTAGTTCCTGCTGAGCCACTTAGGCGAGCAGTTTCTTTCTTAGCAATATCTTCAAGTTCTTTTTTAGCCGTTGCAGATTGACGTAAATAAACATCTTCTGCTTGTTCTTGTGTGTATGTTCCATTCTCATAGGAACGTAACTGAGCAGCACGTGGAAGAACGCTAGCAATCTGTGCTGCACCAAGTTGTGCTTGCTCTTTAGTAATACCAAGAGCGGCATACTCTTCCATTGATGCTGAATTAATCTTTAATCCTTGCTGTAAGAATGCTCCACCAATTGAAGCAGCCTGAGCCTTAGTCTCTAGTTTAGGTAGAGTTTCTTGTGGATTTAAGAAGTAAGCAACAATATCATTATCGCCAATCATTGGATACAACTGCTTAATTGCTTTAAGAGTATTGTTATCTGACTTGGAAAGACCAGTAGCAATGTCCATGCGGCGCTTTAATTCTGTAGGTGCAATAGTTGCACCAATATATTTGGCAAATGTAGCCTGCTGTTGCTCACGGGTAGAACCCATAAGAGACTTTTGACCATAGGCTGTAAAGATTTCAGCCATTGTATTCTCAAGGTCTAGGTATGTACCTTCATCATAAACATTAAGTCCTGCTGTTCTACGTGCTTCATTACCAGCAAAGCGAGCCTTGTACTCTGGTCGTTCACGAAGAATCATTGTTGCCTGTGCAGTAGGTGTTCCATTAATAATCATGTCTTTAACTGCATCAGCAAGAGAACCTAAACCATACTTATCAAACTCTGCTTTTAATACTGCCCAAGCAGATAAACGTTGTGATTTAACTGCTGCTTTATCCGCAGCATCTGCAAGGTCGGCTGCATATTTAGTAGCCGCACCACTATCGTTTCCGCTACCATTACCATTATTGTTGTTACCATTACCATTGCCATTACCAGTATTAGTAGTAGTAGTAGTACTGTTTGTTACATATTTATATTTACGCCAAACACCACCATAGTTAGCCCAGTACATACCTGGGCCTGGGTCTTCACTTGGCATAGGGTTATCTGGATTATCTCCAGCCTGTGTTGTTTCACGTGTTTCGGCTTGCTTGGCAGTGCGACCCTTGGCAAAAGCGGTACGCTCTTCTGGTGTCATTTTATTCATAGGTTTTGAAGTATCACCAGCCAAACCTGCTTCATAAGCAAGAGTTACTGGGTCAACACCAAGTTCAATAGCAGCATTCCGTGATGCTTCATACATCTGTTGTTCTGTTATTTGAGATGTATCAGTACGTGGACCAAAAACTTTTCTAGGTTGTTCTTGGCCATCGTCAATACGCATTAATTCTGGATTGTATCTAGCCATTACCTACCCTGCAATCCAAAGTCTTGCAAGATACGTAAAGCCGTACTTGTAGACTTTTCTATAGCCTCGTCTGTAAATGCAAAATCTGGATGTCTCATGGCCGCTCTATCAAAATCCCATATTGGACGAAGGTTACCTTTTTCGTCAAACATATTAGCCATTAACCAGTTATCTTTCATAGTTACATCTGTACGCTGCAACTTTGTATTCATGCGATTAACGTATGGCTGGTAAATAGTACGTAGCGTTAGACCCTGGTTCATAAGTTTTTGAACTTGTTCTGTTTGTCCAATAAGAGCAGACTGCTTAATCTCAGCCTTAATAGCATCAAGACTTTCACCTCGGTCTATGCGCTGCATCCAAGTAGAAATCTGTGACTTAGTAAAGTCTTTATTTAATTCAAAACCATAGTCATTAGCATAATCTTCTAGGTCTGAAACATTTGTAGCAACAGCACCTTTAGGTGTGCCATCGCCTACTTTAATTTTAGCATTAAGATACTTTGAAATGTAGGTAAGGTTTTTATCATTGGCTGAATCATAGATTTCTTTAGCCCATGAATTAAGTTCTGCTTGTGTATAAGAGATACCTTTATTGTTGAGTTGAACCTCAAGGTTATCTTTAGCATTTTGCAAACCACGGGCATAGTCTGTATTACCAGCAGTAGCCTTAACCTTATTGTCATAGTCTGGGTCATTTGGGTCAAGACCCTTGACTAAATTTTCGTATTGACGGCGAAAAAAATCACGTGCCCTAACGGTATCAGCGTTAGAGATAAACCATTTCTTGCTAGTTAACTCGCGTTCAAACTCAACAGGTCCCATGTCAAGTTCAATAGCGCGGATTAAAAACTCTCTTAGTTCATCATCAGTAGAAAAGATTGCATCAATGTAGCCATACTTTTCTTTTGCCTTTTTAAGAATATTAGCAAACTCTGGATTAGCATTTTCTGCTGCTGTATTTTCAGAAGCAGCGGTAATACCAGTAATTGTAGTTGTATCTGCCATTACTGAACTCCCGTCACTCTTTTAAATATGTCGTAGTACTCAAGTACTTTATTTGCTTTACTTTCATCTGTCTTAGAAAGTTGTTCGTATAAGAACTGCTCTGGGTCAAGACCTGTGTTTGTTACTCTAGATACTGGTGCACCTTCTGCATCATAAGTAGTAGTAGAAACATTTGGAGTTTTGCGTTGAGCCTTTTGTAGCATAGGAAAAATTGCTTGAAACTGTTCATCTGTAGCATTAACACCTTGTAGTTGTTGGTACATAGCATTAACCGCTTTGCGAGCATCGGTTTCTCCAAAGACGGTTGCATCTCTAAGTGTTTTAGATGTATAAGTATCAGATGGTTTTTTCTTTGATAAAAACTCATCTAATGTATCTAAAGTTCTTTTACCTTCAAACTTGTATGCTGTTGTTTGTTCAACTGTATAAGCCGATACTGCTTTATCAAGGGCTACAAGAATATCTTCTGATGTAATATCTTTAGTCTTACTAAGATAACCAGCACTACGTAGTTTACTTGCTACCTTTGCTTTGTCATTGCCGTACTGCTTTAACAACTGCTTAAGATACATATCACGAACTGCATCTGTGCGTCCATATTGAACGCCTTGGTCTACAAAATATGGTTTATCTATATCACGAATATCTGATGGACCAGGTGCTTCGGTACGAACTGTCGTAGCAGGTTCAGTATAAAGATAAGC